TCAGCGTCCTTATGTGAAATCATACGGGGACGGGGCCGGAAGCACCGCAGAGGGAGCAGATTACAACACATCTGAACCGGAATTTGGTTACGCAGAGATTGCAAGAGAGAAAATCACAGCATACGCCGAAGAGCCGGAAGAAATGCAGAAATTAACGGATGCAGATTATGACGGCGTTATTGAAGATAGCATTACAAGAGCAATCCGCCGTTACGCATCTCGTCAGATTTTGGTAGGGGACGGCACAAGCGGAAAATTCAAGGGAATTTTCTATAATCCGGCAAGCGAAAGTGATGATATTATTGACCGCAACACGGACATTACAACCATTACCGCCGTTGCAGATGATACCCTGGACGAGATTATTTATTCCTACGGTGGGGATGAAGAGGTAGAGGATGTAGCCGTGTTAATCCTTAGTAAGAAAGACTTAAAGAAGTTTGCCAAGTTAAGAGATAAACAGGGCAGAAAGGTTTATACAATCGTAAACCATGGCAATACCGGAACAATTGACGAAGTGCCTTATATCATCAACTCCGCTTGTGCAGAAATTGGCGGAACAAAAGATGCTTATTGTATGGCTTACGGTCCGTTATCCAATTACGAGGTTGCCGTATTCTCTGATATTGAAACGGCAAAATCTACGGATTACAAGTTTAAGTCCGGCCAGATTTGCTACAAGGGTTGCGTATTCATGGGCGGAAATGTCGTTGCAAGAAACGGATTTATCCGTGTAAAGAACCCGGCAGCGTAAGAGAAAGGCGGCTAAAGCATGACAAAGGAACAATTGATTGCGAAAGCCAAATTGAGAATTAGAAAAACATCAAGTGATATGTTAGATGAAGATGTGGGGCAGCTTGTAGAAGTTGCCCTTGCAGACTTAAAACGTATCGGTGTGCATAGTTCCTATTTGGATGAAGCAGACATAAAAGACCCCTTAATCATTGAAGCCGTTTTGTTATATTGTCACGCTAATTTTGGAAGCCCGGATAATCAGACACAGTTACTTGCATCCTATGATGCAATATGTACCAAGATAAAAGGCGGTGGGTATCATAGAGAAGCCAATAAAACTATTGATTAAAAAGAACCAAACAGAATACCAGGAAACGGAAGTAATAGCATCAATTAACCCGGTGGGGCGTGACGAGTTCGCAGCCGCCGGGCAATTGGGTTATAAAGCAACATCACAATTGGAAGTTTGGGACTTTGAATATGACGGGCAAACGGAAGTTTCCATAGACGGAAAGCGTTATGCAGTATATAGAACCTACGGACCGAAGAGCAACGGAAAAACAGAGTTGTATATTGCGGAAAGGGTGGGGAAAGGTTGAAAGTTTCACTTGATAGCCTGGACGAAGAAATAAAAAAAGAATTGGAAAATTTCAATGCGGAAGTGATAAACGCAGCAAATGACAGTTTCCAGGAAACGGCAAAAGAAGCCGCAGAAATGTTAAAAAAAGGCGGACCGTACCAGGAAAGAACCGGAGCATACACAAAAGATTGGGCGGTTGACAAGCGAGGAAGCCGGACAAGTGTAGTTACCGGGTTAAATGGATATAGCGTTTATAACAAGAAGCATTACCAATTAACCCACCTTTTGGAAAACGGACACCAAAGCAGAAAAGGGGGCCGTGTAAAGGCATTTAGCCACATTGCCCCGGTCAATGAACAATTGGGCGAAATGGTAACCGGAAAGATTGAAAGCAAATTAAGGGGGTAAAAATGGCAACGGCAGCAGTATTAACAGAGAGGGCGGAAAGCCTGGGACTACCCATAACAAAAAACGCCTTTGAGGGGACTTTAGAAAACCCCGTGCCGTCATTACCTTACATGGTTTACCTTTTGCCACGGGAAGCAACCGCCGGGGCGGATAGTAGACCAAATAATCTAATGGCGGATGATTGGCAATTGGAACTTTACACCGTTGCAGATGATGAAGCGGCGGAAGAAATCAGAACACGGATTGAAAACGAGGTTTTACATGATGTGGACTATGTTAAATTTGTGGCTTATGTGGATAGTGAGGAATGTTTTCAAACGGCCTACGAAGTCACGGGATTATTGAGGAAAGCGAGGAAATAAGAATGGACAAAGAAAGCATTGTTTTAGGTAGCGGAGATTTGTATTGTACAGACTTCCAGGGAACAAACGAAGCAATCCCGGATGATGCGGTGGTTGAAACAGAAGATAACCGCCTGGGGCATATTAAGGGCGGTGCGGAAATTGAGTATGCACCGGAGTTTTACGAAGCAAAAGACGATATGGGTAAAGTTTCCAAAGTAATTATTACGGAAGAGGAAGCCACCCTTAAAAGCGGAATTATGACATGGTGCGGAACAACGCTTGAAAAGTTATGTCAGACCGCAAGAGTGACAGAAGATAAGGCAAAGGGAATTAGAACGGTCAAAATTGGCGGTATCGGAAACGCAACGGGCAAGAAATACCTTTTGCGATTTGTCCATAAAGATACCCAGGACGGAAATATCCGTGTAACGATTGTTGGTAATAACCAGGCCGGTTTTACGATTGCCTTTGCAAAGGATAGCGAAACCGTTATTGATGCAGAATTTAAAGCACAGCCTATGGACAAAGAGGGTACTTTAATCCTTTACACAGAGGATATTGACAAAACAGAGTAACCAAAACACGGGCCAACGATAAGAACGGGCGGCCGGTTGAAAAATCGAGCCGCCTTATTGCATGAAAGAGAGGAACACAACATGGCAGTAAAAGAATTTAACATGAACAAAATTAAACGTACCTTTTGGCCGTTTACTCTAAAAGACAAAAAGGACGAAAACGGAAATGTGGTTGAAAAGGGCAAAAAAATTATTGTCCGTATGCCGCAAAAGGGCGTTTTTGAAGCAATAAAAGATGTGGAAGCCAACGGAACGGGCGAGGATGCCGATACATCAACCATTTACAACCTTGTGGCAGCAGTATTAAACAACAATATGGGAAATGTGAAAGTTTCCGCCGAAGAGGTAGAGAGTTACGACATTGAAGAGTGTACGGCAATCCTTAACGCATACATGGAGTTTGTGGATGAATTAAAAGCAAACCCAAACTAAAAATGCCCTATTATCCACGCCAGGATAAAAAGGGCGAAATCCCGTATACAATCCTTACACGCCCGGAAAAATTGGTTATGGACTATTGCCATATCAATATTTACGAAGTCCAGGAAATGGAAATAGATATTTACCTTTTCTTCTTACGGGAAGCAATGATTTTTGAAAATTCGCAGACCGAAGAGGGACGGAAGTATTTAAAAGATTGTTTCCGCATGGAGCAGACCAAGCCGGACCGTGAGGGATTAAGAGAAAGATTTGGAAAGAAAGGGGGAAAGTCAAGTGGCTAACAACATTAAGGGTATTACTATTGAGATTGGCGGAGATACAACCAAGTTGCAAAATGCCTTAAAGGGTGTAAACGGGGACCTCAAAAGTACCAAGAATGAGTTAAAAGAGGTTGAAAAGGGCTTGAAATTAGACCCCAAGAATACCGAACTTTTAGCACAGAAACAACAGTTGCTTACAAAGGCAGTAGGCGAAACCAAAGATAAATTAGATGTATTAAAAACGGCAGAAGCCCAGGTGGAGCAGCAGTTTAAAAACGGCGAAGCATCCGAGGAGCAGTACCGGGCAATCAAACGTGAAGTAATCGCAACGGAAGCAGAACTTAAAAACCTGGAAGAGCAAGCAAAGGCGAGTAATTCAACGCTTGCAAAGGTGGGGGATGCTTTTGGAACGGTAGGGGATAAGGCAACCAAAGCCGGGGAAAAGATGATGCCCGTAACGGCCGGAATAACCGCATTAGGAGCAGCCGGGGTTGCTGCATCTATGGAATTAGATAACGGCTATGACACCATTATTACCAAGACAGGAGCAACCGGGGAAGCCCTGGAAAGCCTTACGACAGTAGCGGACAATGTATTTTCAGATATGCCAACTACAATGGATGATGTGGGCGTAGCGGTTGGAGAAGTAAATACAAGGTTCGGGGCAACCGGGACAGAGTTAGAAAATCTTTCAAAAGAATTTATTAAATTTGCAAACATCAACGGAACGGATTTAAACACGGCTATTGATAGCGTGGACAGTATTATGACAAAATTCGGCGTTGATGCTTCACAGACAAAAAATGTGTTGGGGCTTATGACGAAAGCGGGCCAGGACACGGGTATTTCAATGGAAACATTGGAAACCGCACTTACAACCAACGGTGCAAGCCTTAAAGAAATGGGGCTTGATTTAACATCATCCGTTAATTTACTTGCACAAATGGAAGCAAGCGGCGTTGATGTTTCAACCGCCCTTGCCGGAATGAAAAAAGCGGTGCAGAACGCAACGGCAGACGGCAAGAGTGCAGACGAAGCATTGACCGAAACAATAGATAGCATTAAAAACGCAAAGACAGAAACGGAAGCCTTAACCATTGCATCCGACCTTTTCGGAAAGAAAGGTGCGGCGGAAATGACCCAAGCAATCCGTGAGGGGCGTTTATCCGTAGACGATTTAAGCGGTGCTTTATCAGACTATGGGGATGTGGTAAGTGACACATTTGAAACCACATTAGACCCGTGGGATGATGCAGCCGTAGCAATGAACAATTTGAAACTTGCCGGGGCAGACCTGGGAAGTTCCATTTTAACCACATTGCAGCCAACAATTGATAAGGTTGTGAACAAGGTAAAAGAGTTTACAACATGGTTTAAAAACCTGGACGACAACACAAAGCAGATGATTGTAAAAATCGGAATGATTGTTGCGGCTATCGGCCCGGCTTTAATCATATTTGGGAAAATGTCAACGGGAATATCCGGGGTAATAAAAACCGTAACGGGATTAACAAGCAAAATAGGCGGAATGAGTGGTGTTTTATCAGCACTCACGGGACCGGTTGGAATAGTGATTGCTATTATAGCGGCACTTGCCGCCGGGTTCATTGCTTTATATAAAACGAATGATGAATTTAAAGAGAAAGTGGACGGGACCATAGGAAAGGTAAAGGATGCCTTTTCGCAGATGTGGACAACCATACAACCGCTTTTGGAGAGCCTAAAGCAAGCGTTTATTAACCTCATGGCTGCATTAAAACCCGTATTTGAATTTGTTCTTACATACATAGCAAGTATTGTAAATGGGGTTATCAATGCAGCAGCACCGATAATTGCAGCAATCCAAAATGTGATTGATTTTGTTACCAATATCATAAATGCCATTATAGCGTTATTACATGGAGATTTTGACGGTTTCTTTTCGTATCTGCAAGGTGCGTTTAATAGTGCAATATCGTTTGTAAAAAACATCATCCAGGCGGTTATAAATTTCATAATCGGATTTTTAGAGGGGTTCGGCGTAAATGTAAAAACATTATTTACCAATATTTGGAATAGCATTGTTGCCGTATTCCAGGGCGTGGGTCAGTGGTTCAGTGACCGATTTACGGAAGCATGGAACGCAATAACCACAATTTTTTCTGCAATCGGTTCATGGTTCGCCGCCAGGTGGAACGACATAAAAACCGCCCTTGCGACCGTGGCAACGTGGTTTCTTACCATGTTTACAAATGCCTATACGAATGTAACAAACGTATTCGCTGCAATCGGTTCATGGTTCGCCGCCAGGTGGAAC